TGCAGAGCGATCGAACTTTAAATTATTCCAATTTAACTGGGGCTCCAATATCTTCTGAAAAACTTTATGCCGTCAATAAACCGAACGAATATAATGAAACAGAATTTTTTAACACTGGGTTCGAATTGACAGAGTTGTTTGGAACCACAAACAAAAGAGTATTTTTACCGTATAAAGTGCGTATGGATAGAATTGCACAGTACCATAATGATGTTCATGGAAAACTTTATGTTGATAGACCCGCGACTGGTCAAACCTATCCAAGAAGAAGAATTCGTTTAACGTCTTCATAATCTTATAAATAAACAATAAACTGGAGATATTTAATGGCATCACCCACAACGAGGCAAGAACTTATTGATTTTTGTCTTCGCAGATTAGGATCACCTGTCCTCGAAATAAACGTGGATGATGATCAAATTGAAGATAAGGTTGATGATGCGTTGCAATTATATCAAGAGTATCATTCAGATGCAACTTTTCGAACGTATTTGAAACATCAGGTCACCCAGATAGATGTTGACAATGAGTATATTTCTATACCGGATACTGTATTATATGTAACTAAGGTTTTTCCTTTCAGTAAAACTTTTTCCGGCATTAACATGTTCGACATTCGTTATCAGATGATGTTGAACAGTATGGGTGACTTCATGAATTTTGCTGGCGGTATGTCATATTACTATCAGTTGCAACAATATCTAGAGTTTCTTGACGAGTTATTAGAAGGGGAACCTAGAGTAACCTATTCACGACACCAAGATCGATTGTATATATTTGGTGATTGGGCTCCTAATGTGATAAACAACCTTGAGGTTGGCGATTATATTGTATTTGAAGTTTTGTCTCTTGTGGATCCTGATACTTTTGGCAGTGTGTATAACGACAAATTTTTAAAAGATTACACCACACAGTTGATTAAACAACAGTGGGGAACTAACATGTCTAAGTTTGAAGGCATGCAATTACCAGGTGGGGTAACACTCAATGGTGCTCAATACTATCAGGATGCAACAGCAGAATTAGAACGTCTAGAAGAAAAAATGAGAAACGAAAATGAATTTCCGCCTGATTTTTTCATGGGATAATGAATGACTACTAATCTCTACTTTAGCCAAGGAAGATCTTCCGAACAAGAATTATATGAAGACTTAATTATTGAGTCTCTTAAAATTTACGGACAAGATGTTTATTACATGCCTAGAGAAATTGTCAACAAGGATTCTATATTCCAAGATGACAATGTGTCTCGTTTTGATGATGCATATAAAATAGAAATGTATATAGAAAACACTGAAGGGTTTGATGGCGAAGGCGATCTTTTTACTAAATTCGGTGTAGAAATACGAGATGCGGCCACGTTTATTGTATCACGTAGACGATGGTTAAATCAAGTGGCAGTTTACGAATCATCAGAAAATAAACCATTTTATCGTCCACGTGAAGGAGATTTGATTTCTCTTCCACTCTCAAATTCAATATTTGAAATAACAAGGGTTGAAGACGAATCACCTTTCTATCAATTAAAAGATCTTCCTGTGTTTAAGATTAGAGCCGAGTTGTTTGAATATAACGACGAAGACTTTGATACAGGCGTTGAAAGTGTTGATAATGTTGAAGGCGCTCACGCATATCAAACTATATTAACGTTTTCTTCGACAAGTGGAGACTTTGTTTTTAACGAAAACGTTTCACAGACGATAGGCGACTACACTATAACCGGCGAGGTTGTTAACATAAATAATTCAGATCCAGAATCTAAAAAAATATATGTTGCACATACTGGGGGCGCTGGAGATGGTGAATATCATGGTTGGACAACCACAGCTCCGGTTGTTGGCGCAACTTCTGGTGCAAACGGCACTCCTATTTCTGTGGGTGAGGATTTGCAAGACGGGGCAATGAACGACTCTTTTAACACTACATTAGAAGGCGGGGATATTGACTTCATTGACTTTTCTGAATCTAATCCCTTTGGAGACCCATAATGTTTGGTGATCATTTTTACCATCAAAGGATAAGGAAAGCGGTTGCCGTCTTTGGTTCGTTGTTCAACAACATTAACATTGTGAGAACTGATTCAGCTGGTAATACTTTATCTCAACAGAAAGTGCCTTTATCATATGCACCCAAAAGAGATTTTTTATCTCGTATAGATTCTATGCGAGACGGAGAAGATTACGAACGTCAAGTTGCATTAAAATTGCCTAGAATATCTTTTGAAATATTAGCAATGAACTATGATGCAACAAGGCAATTACCCAAAATGAATAATTGTCTCTCGTTTCCTACAAACTATAATGGTGGGGCTACAAAAGTATATACACCAGTTCCATATACCATATCTTTTCAATTAAATGCATATGCAAAATCACAAGACGATGCGTTGCAAATTGTTGAACAAATTTTACCATATTTTACACCACACTATACTGTGACGGTAAAACCTTTAAGTGATCATGATATTAAAGAAGATACACCGATTACTATGACTGGTATTACCTTTTCAGATGATTATGAAGCACCATTAGAAAATCGCAGGACCATTATTTACACTTTAGATTTTGATATGAAAATTAATCTCTATAAAGATATTGCAAACAACACGTCTATTATTGAAGAGGCTTGTGTAGATTTTCTTAATCTTAATGCGTCTCCGGAAGAAGAATTGTTCTCTAAAGTTTGTGCTGACAGTGCGTTTGTAGCATCACCACTTTCTATTGATGCGGTAGAAGAAATCACATACACGGTTAATGATTTTGAAATAAGAAATCTTTCTGGTGTACCAACATCATTATCAGTATCAGATCCTTTACACGGAACAGCGACAACATCTCTAACACAAACATTGACAACGGAAGAAGGTATCATTAAAGCCATAGGAACATACACATATACTTCTGATAATGATTATAGTGGATTAGACTCATTTAATATTAGTGTATTAGGTGATTTTGGAACAAAATATTATCCAATTGCAGTTGATGTTGCAGCGGTATCAGATGCTATAAATGATACCGTGGCAGTCACTCAGGACACGCCTGAGACGTTTAATGTTAATACTAATGACCTATGGACCAACACTACACTAGTATTTTCTTTAGCCGCAGGTGGTGACCCAAGTAACGGTACAGTTGAGGTTTTAAATTCTGCAACTGGTGAATTTAGGTATACACCAAACTTAAGTTATACTGGACCAGATTCGTTCGTCTATAGAGTTACTCCTGCAGTAGGAACTTCAGAAGTAGCAACTGTTAACATAACTGTGTTATAAACACATAAATAAAACTAAGAAATTCGAGATCAGAATATCATGGCAGATATAAAAGTTTCACAATTAACATTATTTTCACCAACATTAACCGATGAGGTTATTGTCAATGATGTAGATACTTTAACAACAAAAAGATCTACATTAGAGAGTATTCGTAATCTTGCGAATATTAACATTGATGATACTTCAGAAGGATCTTTGGTAACTGGTAAACTTGAAACCTCTACAGACCTTTTATTTAATGGGGCTTTAGAAGATAGGTATGGAAATACTGTAACAGACCTTTCAGAGTTAACAAGCACTGAAGCTGAAACTATCGACGCAAAGTTGGGCACTGCAGCGGTTAACTATTTAATATTCAGAGAAACAGTATCTGGATATGATAGTTCTAATACATTTTCAACTCTTACGTTTGACGCTTCCGAAAATGGTTTATTATCTTCTAATGCCTTTGCTGGAGATGGAAAATTAGTTACTAATGTTGATAGCGCAAGACATTCTCTACTGTCTGATCTTGCAACGTTAGCCGAAACCGCAAATGTTGCAAAAGAAGTCTCTATAAAAAATCAGGATACCATCAATTTAAGTTTTTATCCGACTTTTGTCGAATCATCTACGGGTAATGATAGTGTTAGTATAGACCCACAACTATCATATAATCCATTTACTGGCCAGTTTGGTGGTGATGCTACAGAAGTTTTCTTTGTTGGAGATGGTTCTTTATTAGAAAATGTTTCGGGTGATGGTAAAGAAATAAGAGCATCCCTAACAGATTCGGACGATACGTTTAAAGTTATGTTTCGAATGCTTGACGCAGGGTTAGACAGTACTAACATAGATACTGCGTTCACCTATAACCCAGCTACTAATAGAATATCCGGAACCACAGAAACCGAACTGTTTTTGTATGGTGGTTCTCAATGGACCAATAAGACATATTCAAATGAAAGAGAACCGATTCATGTTAAAGAATATGTCACATTTAAAGGTAGCACAACTGGATTGGACAGCGTTGCTACTATTGAATCATTTTTCATTGAAAACGGAACCGTTACTGCAGCTGCATTTGCCGGTGATGGTACACTGATAGAAAATGTAAATGCCGCTACTGCACTTACAACTACTAATGTTAACGTTATTGCAACAAGTGATCCTAGTACTCACTACTTACATTTTGGTAGTGTTTCTGGATCTGCGGCCGATGGTGTCAACGCAAATGCTAATTTAAGACTAAACCCTTCAACGTTAAAAATAAACACTGTTAGTGATACTGGTTCTATGTATTTTGGTGCTGATAGTGATGTTGGTATATCATTATCTGGAGTGCAATATGCATTTCAAGTGGTAAACAACGGATCATCATTTTATACTTTCACAGACACAAATAGTGTATGGTTTCCCAGTGGAGAAGATAATCCTACATTATATCTTCGAAGAGGCGATACGTATCGATTTGATATAACTACTACAAACCATCCTTTTGAAATACGATTGTCTAATGGTGGGGCTGCGTATACTACTGGTGTTGTTAATAACGGCGTGGCCGTTGGTTATACGTACTTTAGTGTACCCATGAGTGCGCCTTCATCACTTTATTATCAATGTACAATTCACTCAGGAATGGGTGGAGTGATCAACGTA